CCCGACACACTCGCGTCGGTCATTGAGAAATATAAGGTCAGAGGCGATGCCCTGGCTGCCAGCGGCTACGCGATCGATCCGGACGACATGGGTGCCACATTCTGGTTTCAGCGCATTTGGGATAGTGAAAACGAAACGTGGTTCGCGCCCTGGAAAGTGGCGCAAGAAAACCCAGCAACCCCCAAGGCCGACAAGGGGCGCAGCGTCAAACACAAGCTGGGCTTTGTCCCGCTGATCTGGATCAAGAATCTGCCGGGTGGGGACGATATTGATGGCGCTTCGACAATCCTGCCAGAAGCAGTTGATTGTCAAATTGAAATTGATTACCAGTTGTCGCAAGCTGGGCGCGGCCTGAAATTCATGAGCGACCCGACGCTGGTGATTAGCGAAGACGACAGCTTCAACGACGGCGGCCCGCGCATCAAGGGCGCTGGTAATTCGCTCAATGTCGGCAAGGATGGTAGCGCCAAACTGCTAGAAATCAACGGCACCGGCGTTGCAGCCGTGCTGGATTACGTCAAGCATCTGCGCGAAATCGCCATCGAATCAATGCATGGCAACCGATCGAGCAATGAAAAGATTGCAGCGGCCCAGTCTGGCCGCGCAATGGAGTTGATGAATCAGGCGCTGATCTGGCTTGCTGGCCGCTTGCGCATCTCCTACGGCAAGGGCGCACTGCTGGATCTGGCCGCGATGATCTTCAAGGTGTCGAAGAATCAGCCGCTGGTCTTCAAGGATGGCACGAAGGTTGGCACGTTCGATCAAAAGGCTCCGGCATCACTGCGTTGGCCGAAGTGGTTCGCGCCAACACTGCAAGACATGATGAGCCGCGCCACTACACTCAAGACACTCTGCGATTCTGCCTTGCTGAGTCGCGAGACCGCAATCAAGATCCTGGCCGCCGAATACGACATCGAAGACCCGGCCGCCGAGAAAGTGCTGGCAGATGTTGACATGGCGCTGCGCAATGATGGCGCGCAGGTTCAGGCAAAGATCGCCGAATAATCACAGGTATATAAATGACATCGCAGAAAAAATACTCCGCAGCAACCGGCGACGCCATCGATAGCCTTGTGTCGGGCGCCGTCCTGATGACGCTTGACCTGAATGCGATTCCGCAAGCAGCAAGTCAAAACAATCCCATCCCGATGGTGGATGCGTACCTCGCACCGGTCTCCGCGACATGGAATGCTGCCACTGCACTCAATACTGCCTTGGTGTTCAACACGCAGGGCATGGATTCGGTAGCTATTACCATCCAGCCCAGCGGCACGATCACCGCTGGCGCCATCATCTTTGAGGTCTACGATGGCGCAAACTGGGTGGCAATCAAATGCGCTCGCGAGTCCAGCTACAACACGGACAGCACCTATAGCTTGGCCGGAGCTGGCTCAATTCAGGGGTGGACAGTGCCGGCTGCGGGCTTTCCTCAATTCCGCTGTCGTTTGGCGGCCGCAATCGTCGGCACATCGCCAAGCGTGCTGATTACTGGCATTGTGAGTTCGGCGCCAGACGTTTCGATTGTCACCGCCGGCCTTGACCCGCAGCAAGCGCTGCACCCTGGTGCGCTGACTCTGCAGGCGCAGCAAGTGGTTGCAGTCGGCAGTGCCTCGGCAGCCTCGGCAGCCGTGCAGGCCGCGACTAACCGCGTGGTGCTTACATCGACAACGGCGTGTTGGATCGCGTTCGGCGCAACTCCAACTGCGTCTGCTGCAACGGGCAGTATTTATTTGCCAGCGAATATCCCGTCACCGCCGATTGTGGTTACGCCTGGCGTGACAAAGATCGCAGTAATTCAGGCGGCAGCAGCGGGGGCGCTGTCCATATGGGAATCCGTCTAACAGTTTCAAAGCTCTGGGTTGATCCCAGATTTAACCACGGCCCGCTAGATGCGGGCTTTTTGCATTGGAGGGCTTGATGCCTGAAGAGACCGTAGTCGTTCCGCCAGTCGTCGCACCTGTTGCGGCTCCAGTTGTAGCCTCAGTAGCGGCGCCAGAAAAAACCAGTTTCTCGCTTGAGTACGTGCAGGAACTTCGCGCCGAAAGCGCGAAGTATCGCACCACCGCGAAAGAATCGAAGGACGCCGCAGACGCAGCAGCAGCGAAGGCCCTGGAGGCCGAAGCCGCAGCAAGCGCCAGGGTTGCCACTGCTGACGCAAAAGCCAACGAACGGATCATTCGCGCCGAACTGAAGGCGGAAGCCGTCAAGGCTGGCATGGTCGATCTGGACGGCTTGAAGCTGGCCGACTTGTCTGCCGTGAAGCTCGATGACAAGGGTGAGGTCGTTGGTGCAGACGCACTGATGGCGGCACTCAAAGAATCGAAGCCGTATCTGTTCGGGACACCGCAAAGCACAACCCAGACAGAAACGAAGCCCCCAAAGAAAGAAGATCCGAAGCCATTCAACGCCAAGACTGCGACTCCAGATGAGCTACACGCCGAAGCGAAACGGCTAGGCGTCAAGGTACCAGGCGGCCGCTAAGCCGCAAGCAGTAAAAATCATCAAGCACCTATCGGGTCCGGGCGACCAGGGGCATTGCGAGAGCGATTCCACCCTATTTTTCCCACTTGAGGACCCGATATGCCGCTTAATAATCTCCCGACCGCAATTCAATCGGTCATTCAAACCGGCTTCCTGGAGCATAGCTTCGAGAAGCCATTGCGCGGAAAACTTGGCTTTCGCGCCATTGCTGACCGCGAACCCTTCACCGCGAACATCGGCGAAACCATCACGAAGACCAGAACCGGCCTGCTGCCAGCCGTGACAACCGCAATGGGCGCCGCGGCCAACAGCGACATCACATCCGGGCTGACGCCGCAACAATACGCTGTAGAGCAGTACATCTTGAGTGTGGCGCAATACGCCGCAAACATGCAGCTCAATATCGTGACCCAAAAGGTTGCGATTGCTGATTTGTTCCTGCGCAATGCATTTGCCCTGGGCGAGCAGGCATTCCGATCAGTAGACACGCTGGCCCAGGCTGCACTTTTCAATGCATACATGGGAGGCAATACTCGCGTGCGCGTGACACTGGGCTCTGCGAACGCGACCATCTCGGTCGATGACATCCGGGGCTTTCAAAACACGGTAAACAGCGCAGGACAGGTCGTCCCTGTGTCCGGCTCCTATCCAATCAACGTGGTTGTGGGGGCGGATGTCTATTCGTTGACCGCTGCTGCCGCTGACGGCGCCAACGTGTCGACTGCTCCGGGCGGTGTGTCCGGCACGCTCACATTCAGCTCCACTGTGACGGTTGCTGATGCCACCGCCTTGAATGCAGTGGTCTCCGCCGTTGCTCCCGTGGTTCTGCGCCCATTCAACGCCACATCGAATGCGATGTCGGCTACCACCGCCGCAATCAACGCTAGCATCGACAACAACTACGGCAAGTTGACCATGGGTCTGGTTTTGCAAGCCAAGGCCACTATGAGCGCCAACGGTGTGCAGCCAGTCAATGCGTCGGGGATGTACCACCTGTATCTCGATCCTTTGCAGGCGACTGGTCTGTATAGCGATCCGGCGTTCCAGCAATTCTTCCGCGGGCAAAACACTACGGAAGAATACCGCCAGGGCGTCATTGCTGACATGTTGGGCGTTCGCCTGATCGAGACGAACCTAAATCCGTATCAGGTTTTGGGCGCGACCACCATTCGCCGTGGCATCCTGGTCGGGCAAGGGGCGCTGGTTGAGGGCGAGTTCACCAACGAGGCATACAACGAGGCTTTGGCCGGTGTTGACGCTGACGAGTTGATCGCCATCGTTGACGGTATCGCCCACGTAACCCGCGAACCGCTGGACGCGCTGAAGCAGGTCGTGACCCAAACCTGGAGCTACATCGGCGGCTTTGTGGTCCCTACCGACATCACCACCTCAGCGGCAACGATCCCAACTGCCAACAGCTCCGCGTACAAGCGCGGCATCCTGCTGGAAACGCTGTAATCGTCGAGTAAAAGCAGGGGAGGGGCGACTCTCTCCTGCCATCTGGAGAGCCCATGTTAGAAGAAAACATTGAAGCCGTCATTGACGCAGCGCCACAGCGCGGCCGCAAGCCCGCTGCAGAAAAATCGGAAGCGCCCGAAGCCGTCATTGACGCAGCGCCGAAATTCGCGCTTGCCAAGAATTTCGGCGGCCGCATTGGCGGCAATCCGCATACGTTTTACCCGGCCGGCACCGAGTTTGATCCAGTTGCCGACAAGGTAGTCATCGGTGAATTGGCCCAGCGCGGCGCAATCTTCGCCGCCGAGTCATGAGCTTTACCCCGTATACGTTCACCGATGCGCAATTCGTCGATATCCGGCGCTTCTGCGGCTACCCAATATTCGGCAATGGGGCGGTCGTGTATTTTCCTGCTGCCTGGACCCTGCGCCAGTATCAGGCTCTGGAATACCGACTCAACAACATGGATGTGAACGAAGGCAATGTCGTCGTCAATACCTACCTGACGAGCCTGTACGCGCTGGAAACGGCGATTGTCGGTACGTCGGCCAATCTGGACACGGACGAGGCGGCAGTCTGGAAGCACAACAAGAATGAGCAGCGCGACCGGGATCGCCTTTTCGACTCATGGCGCATGCGCTTGTGCAACTTCCTTGGCATTCCCCCCGGCCCTAATTTTCCAGGTCAAAACCGCAGCACACTGGTGGTGTAAATGACTGTTATCGCATGGGATGGCAAGACGCTGGCGGCAGACAGGCGGGTTACTTTTAATGGAACGCCATTCGAGGCGACGAAAATTTTCTTAGTCTCGAATGGGGAAAGCGCTGTCATCTATGGTGCAGCAGGTAGCACCTGTGATGCAAATGAATTCCATCGCTGGATTATTGGTGATCGCGATCGGCCAAAATTGACCGATCTCTCGATTATTGCAATCGATGAAGGGGGCATCGTCTACTGGGCCGATAGCGACCTCAACTGGGCCAAACTCGGTTGCGGTGCAACGGCAATTGGTAGCGGCGGGAAGTTTGCATTGGGCGCTATGAAAGCCGGGAAGAGCGCTCGCGACGCAGTCGAAATAGCAATCATGCTAGATGTTGATTGCGGCAACGGCATTGATACTTTGGATCTCCGATGAATGGCGCAACTATCAATGCCAAGGTCTACGCCGGGTACGCAAAAGCAGCCCTAATCATCGGGACGACCTACTTGCATTACAGACCGTCCGGCACGTCCGACCCCGTCAGCGCCGCAACTCAAATGCCGAGCATGATGGTCAGCCTGAACGCCGACGACCCGAAGTATTCAAGGCCAAACGTCTACGGCAAGCCGACATGGTATGCAGTAGCCGACGGCGCGCAGCTCGCAGTTGGCGACTACATCATCGGGCTAGAAGGCACGTTGTTTGTTGCTGCGCTCCAGCCGCTGCTGCCAATTTTCATGGTTAGCTGCAACCGCACAATCAATTTTCTACGGCCGGCGTCTGCGGACGGAGTGGGGGCGCTTGGCTATAACGGCGCTGACGATGATGCATCCGAGCAAGTCTTAATGTCTGGCTGGCCTGCGTCAGTGCAGCAGGGTACAAAGGGCGAGAAGGGCGATGCAATCCTTCCCGGCGATGCCCGCTCTCCATGGTGGTCCGTTTTGGTGCCGGGCGTCGCGGGCATTACGCTCCGCTCGTCGGACATTATCACGGACGATCTCAACCGGCGTTACACGATATCTAGCGCCGAGCTCACAGACCTTGGCTGGCGCTTAACAGCGATGCAGGCGGTGACGTAATGGCTGATATTTCTGATGTGCTCGATGTATTGACAGCGCAGACTAGCGGTTACGTCTACCCGAACGGGACTGGTCAGGCGTCAGTAGCAGGCTGCAACGTGCGCGTGTATCCAGGCTGGCCGACAGCCTCATCGCTGGATCAAGATTTACAAGTCGGCACCGTCAACGTCAGCATTTTCCCGTCCGGCACTGAAATGAACCGGACGCGCTACCGACCTAAGCAGAATGTGATGTCGGTCGTTACACCTACGCTGACGCTGACGGTGGTCAATAACGTTGTGACGATAGGCGGTGCGATGCCTTCGCCATTTACGCCTCATAACTTGGCGCTGCTGGTCGGCGGAGTCGCTTTTATCTATCCGGTCCAGTCGACGGACTCGCTGACCACAATCGCTACGGCACTGGCCACGTTGCTCGCGGCATCTTATCCAGGCACAACATCGACTGGTCCAGTCATTACTATGCCGAGCGGTACGACACCAATCGTCGCCCGTGTGGGTACGACC